TTGATGCAAGAACAAATGGCCGCTATACTTGCCGCTGTTGGTGAAAAAAAACCCCGTAAAGCAAAAGCGGTAGCCACAGAGGAAGCCTAATATGTCATCAACAATGCTTGAATTAGTCCAGCAAGTCACCGCTGAACTTAACTTAGCCGTACCAACCTATGTAGCAGGTAACACTAGCCAAGATGTGCAACAGATTCTTGCGTTAATGAACCGTGCTGGGTACGACTTGATTAAGGAACACGATTGGCAAGCATTGGAGTTGGAATACAGGTTTTATACAAACGCAATAACCACAACCTGCGATACTTTTAATGGTACTTATTTATTAACTAACATTCCAAGTACCGTAGGTTTGGACAGCAATTATTCCATCGTGGGAACAAGTATTCCCCAAGATACCTATGTGGATGCGGTTCTTTCAGCAACTAGCTTAAGAAGCACACAATTAGCTTCAGCAACATCTATTGGTGGTTCGGTCACATTTAGTAGGACTATTTATCCCCTACCGCCTGACTATGAAACCATTACAGATAACACTCATTGGGATAAGACTAAACATTGGCAGATGCTTGGCCCTGTTGATGCACAGCAATGGCAATGGCTTAAATCAGGATATATTTCGACAGGCCCACGGGTGCGTTGGAGAATATTGGGTAACAAGTTTGAGATATGGCCACCATACAACACCCAAGAATATTTAGGCTTTGAGTACCGTTCTAAGGGCTGGGTAAGAAGTGCCGCTGATGCTGTTAAAAACAGCTTTACCGTTGATAGCGATACATCCGTATTGGATGACGCAATTATTGTATTGTTGACTAAACTTAAATACTTCCAAATTAAGTCATTTGATACTACCGCATTGCAACAAGATTACAGCCGTTACTTGAGCATTGCTAAAGCTAACGATAAAGGCTCTGCAACCCTATCTTTTGCACCCGCCCCAAGTGCCGTGCTTATTGGCTGGGCAAACATTCCTGATACTGGCTACGGTAGTTAATCATGGCTGTACCTAAGAAGTTTACAGCTACCACTACTTCACTAGCTTCCCCAATTGGGGGCTGGAATGCTAGGGATTCTTTGGCAGAGATGCAACCGTTAGATGCGGTTCAATTGGTCAACTTCTTTCCTACCCCTACGGATGTAACCCTCAGAAAAGGGTATTCCAAGGCTTCAACTGGGATTACGGGTAATGTAGAAACCCTGATGAATTACGCAGGGTATGACGGCACAAACACGCTGTTTGCGATTGCTGGTGGCACAATATACAACGCATCGACATCTACAGCTACTTCCGTTTTAACAGGTCTTACAAACAGTCGATTCCAGCATTGCATGATTAGCACCGATGGTGGTAACTTTTTGATTGCTGTTAACGGTGCAGACCCAGCTATTGTTTATGACGGTACACGCTGGTACAAGATGGCTACCACGACTACTGCCCAAACCATCACAACAATTACAAGGGGTGGAACAGGTAACCTGACAGCCACGCTCACTACTGCAACGGCTCATGGATTAATTACAGGTAATCGGGTCAGCATTTCAGGAACTACGGAATCAAATTACAGCGGTACTTTTTACATTACCGTAACAAGCCCAACTGTTTTTACTTACACAATGGCTACCGCACCTGCGGCAAATGCCACAGTAGTAGGAACTTACACAGTTTTAGGAATCACAGGGGCAAATAGCAACACTTTTATTAACATTAATATGTGCCAAAACAGGCTGTTCTTCGTGCAAAAGAACACCATGACTTTTTGGTATTTACCTGTGGAATCCATTGGTGGTGCGGCATTAGACTTTCCTTTAGGGTCAATTGCCCGTTCAGGCGGTTTCCTGCAAGCAATGGGTACATGGACACTTGATGCTGGTTATGGCGTGGATGACCTATCCGCTTTTGTTACCAGCATGGGTGAGGTCATTGTTTACAAGGGTACAAACCCTAGTGATCCTAACGCTTGGAGCGAGGTTGGTGTATGGCAAATGGGTCAAACCTTTAGTCGTAGATGCTTCTTTAAATGGGGCGGTGACCTGCTTTTGCTGACCCAAGACGGTCTTGTACCAATGTCTGCCGCCTTGCAATCCTCACGCCTTGACCCACGAATTAACCTAACAGACAAGATTTTCTATGCTGTAAGCCAAGCGGCAACCAGTTACTATGCCCTTTTTGGTTGGCAGATTAACTATTTTGCTAGTGAAAATATGTTGATTTTAAACATACCAAATGGCACAGGGTACGATCAGTATGTAATGCACACGATTACTAAATCATGGGCTAAATTTACAGGAATTAACGCTATTTGCTGGGAAGTATCAGCAGACAACAAGATTTATTTTGGTTCTAGCGGATTTGTAGGTAATTTTTACGCTCAAACTTCAGATGCAGGGGCTAATATTGTTGCAACTGCACAGCAAGCCTACAGCTATTTTGACAGCCGTGGGCAGTTAAAGCGATTTACCCTAGTACGCCCCATCCTACAGACCGATAACGGCTTACCGACCGTTTTGTGCGGTATTAGCACGGATTTTGACACCGTTCCGCTTACCAATCAGATAGCTTTTAACCCGTCTATTGTAAATACGGGTGTTTGGGACACTTCTAAGTGGGATCAGGCTAACTGGGGCGGTGGATTAGCCGTCACTAAGTTTTGGCAAGGGGTCAATGGACTTGGCTTTAGTGGCTCAATTAATATGAATGTGGCATCGCAAGGTATTGAATTTCATTGGGCATCAACCGATTATGTAATGGAAAAAGGTGGAGTTTTATAATTGCTTTGTTTAGACAAGATGGCTGTTGGAACATGGGTAGGCAACCAATGCGGAATGGTGTTTACCCCCGAAAATTCAACGGCTATTGGCTGGATTAAGGATGGTGAAATATGTGCAGGTGTTTGGTACGAGGATTACAACAAAGTATCCGTAATGTGCCACATTGCCCTAACACGGCAAATGACACCTGAATATTTGAATATCATTTTTGACTATCCTTTTGTACAATTAGGCGTAGATAAGATCATTGTCCCTGTAATTAGCGACAATGAAGCATCGGTGAAGTTTGTAAAAAATTTAGGTTTTGAGGAAAAAGCCCAACTACTTGATGTTTTTCCTTCAGGCGATTTGCTGTTTTTTGTCATGACGAAAGACAAATGTAGGTTTATAGGAGAAAGATATGGGAAAAGGCGGGGGAAGTGCTCCACCACCACCTGATTATGCAGGTGCGGCAAAGGCAACAGCGGCAGGTGACTTAGAAGCGGCAAGAACTGCTGCGGCCGCTAATCGTGTAAATCAAATTACGCCTTACGGCAATTTGACTTATTCCATGAATCCTAACGATCAGGATCAATGGGGTAATGCTATGTGGACTGCCACACAGACCCTATCCCCTGACCAGCAAAAGCTACTTGACTATCAAAATCAAACCAGTATTGGTCTTGGCGAATTAACTGGCAAAGGTTTGGGTTATGTAAATCAAATGATTCAAGACCCATTTAGCACTAAGAATTTGCCATCTTTAGGGTTTGATCCAGCACAAAATTATCAAGACGCTTATATGCAGAGGCTTGCACCACAGGTTGCACAAAGCCAAGAAGCGTTAGACACCAAATTGGCAAACGCTGGTATTCCTATTGGGTCTGAGGCATACAAACGAGCACAGATGGTTGAAGCACAAAAAGTTAATGATTTGCGTTTAGGTGCTACAACTGCTGGTTTTGGTACTGGATTGCAAGCCCGTCAACAAGGGTTTAACGAGGCCGCTTATCAGCGTAACGAACCAATCAATACGCTTAACGCTGTTCGTACTGGTGCTCAAGTTACTAACCCTAGCTATGTTAGCGTTCCCCAACAAGCAACTACCAAAGGTGCAGACTTATTGGGTGCGGCAACTGCTGAAGGTAACTACAACACGGCTTCTGCTAACGCTAATGCCGCTTCAAATGCAGGTATGACTAGCGGATTAATGAGTTTGGCTGGTACTGCGGCAATGGCGTTCTAATGCAAGACTTCTTTAACCGCCACGAAAAAATCGCTTTAATGTTTTCAGGCGGTAAAGATTCTATTGCGTGTTTGCATTTGATTGAAAAGTATTTAGATAAGACTGTAGTTGTTTGGGTTAATACAGGGGCTAATTTTCCTGAAATTGAAGCGTTAATGGAAGAAACACGGTCAAAAGTACCGCATTTTTATGAAATTAAGACCAATCAGCCTGAATCAATTAAACACAGGGGTTACCCTGTAGATGTTTTGCCCGTAAATTATACCGTTCTTGGGCAATCCGTCACCAGTATTAAAGAATTGAAGTTGCAAGGTTACTTTGATTGTTGTTCTGAAAACTTTTGGATTCCATGTGGAGTTGAGATGCGTAAGCTGGGAATCACGGGAATTATCAGGGGTCAGCGTAATTCAGAAGGGCATCGTGCTCCGATTAAATCGGGGCATATTGAGAATGGGATCGAATATTACTTGCCGATCGAATCTTGGAATGATAGTGAAGTAATTGACTATCTGCGTAGCAAAGATGTAGTTATTGACGAAAGGCTATCTATGGCTCATTCCAGCCTAGATTGCTGGAACTGTACCGCTTATATGGCTGAAAGTTCTGAACGCTTTAAATACATCAAAAAGCACCACCCAAGCAAGTACGAATCTATTGTCGAAATCGTAAAAAAAATCGATAATGTAATTACAGCAGAATCAAACATTTATAAAGGTTTCCTATGAATCCCTACCTATCCCAGTTTGCACCACAATCGATGCAACAAGATGTTTATGGCCAAGCCCCAGTTATGGACACTTCAGGCCGTGCAATGGCTCAAAATGCTCTTAATAATCAAGGAGCACAGCTAGGCCAACAGGCTTTGGGGATTAATAAGAACCCGATGAAAGGTATTGACCCAATGAAACTAGGCATGGCCTTACGCACAATGGGTGACCCGTACGGTGGTACTCCACAAGGTGGTTACGGTCAGCAAGACTTGTACATGAAGTACGGTTCAATGAACCCACAAACCCAGCAACAGCAAATGTTGATGGATCAAGGCGGTGCTGACATGATGTCGTTTAGCAACCCAATGTCAGGATCGTAATCATGGCAGGATATACAACTGGACAAGCTGGTGGCGGTCAAATACAGCAATTGGCAACCCCAACAGCATACGCAGGTGATGCTCAAGAATTAGCCCGTTCACAGCGTTTAGCACAGCTTCTAAGCGGACAGCAGATGCCTGAAGGTCAAATGGTAAGCGGTCGTTTTGTTGCCCCGTCTTGGACACAGCAATTGGCTGGATTAGTCAATGCTGGTACAGGTGCATATTTTGCCGATCAAGCTGAAAAACAAAATTTAGCATTAGCCAAAAAGATTCGTGAAGGCGAAAATGTTGCGTTGGCTGACTATATGTCCCAATTTGAAGGTAGACCTGCCGTTCCTGAACAAAAAACAGAAATGGCTGGGCCTTATGGTCAAGGTGTTGGTCAAAACGGTGCTAATGTACCTATGCCACAAGCCACTATTGCAGGTAGGGCCGCTATTCCAGCTAATCCACGGGCGGCTAATCTTAATGCGGCACAAAACGATATGTTGCCAGCTTGGATGCGTCAACACGCCATGAAAGAAATTACTAAAGGGCCTGAATGGAAAGAGTTTAATCAACTTAACAAACAAACTGGTGAAACTGAAACATGGCGTTACGACAATAATTCAGCAAATCCTAAAGAAACATTGCAATTCTTAGGGGTAAACAAACCAGCACTTACTTTGGATCAGCGTTTACATTTGCAAGACAAAGGAATTGCTATTCCTACCAATAATATATATGGTAACGGCAATGCTCCTGCTGGCGGTGGAAATATGCCTACCGCTGGTGCTCCTGCTGTTAATGGGCCAACTGCTGTTCAAAGACCAATTAAAACTGTGTCAGCAACCAGCGTAAAAGAACCTGATTTGGTTAAAGCATTTGGATATGATCCATTTAAACCGCCACCACCCCCTGCTGGAATGCCAAGTGCCGAAGCGGCTCGTGATTACAAAAAAGATCAATACAAACCGTTAGAAGAAGGAAAAGCTAAAAAGGTAAATGGTGCGGCATATTATCAAGATGCTTTAGATAAATATTTGCAAGTTATTAGCTCTTTAGATGTAACAGATTTGGCTAATCCACAAGTTAGAAAACGCATTGATTCTGCTTACAACACCGCTATGTTAACTGGTAAAAACGCATTTGATTTAGGTGTTTTAAACGGTGGTGATGAAAGAATTTTGAATAGCTTGCTTCCTAATTACAAAGATGCTTCAGAATTGTTAACATTTAAAGAAACAATCCAAGAATTAGCACAATCTCAAAAAGAATATGGTACAGGAGTTATTCTCAAAGAATATGGATCTTCTAACAAACCTGTTCCTGAAATTTACAGAAAACATATTGTTGTTCCTAAAGATTTTGCTCCAGCAAACAATCAACCTATGTCATTTAAAACTGAAGCCGATGCCGCTAGAGCAAAATTAAAAGATGGTACGCCAGTAATTATTAATGGCGTTTCAGGAAAATGGAAAAACTAATATGCCATTTGTACCCGATACTCCGTCTGTAGGAAGATTTGTACCTGATGCCGCTAATGCTGGCAATATGTACGCTGGCGAAGATGTTGTTTATAGTCCTGAAGGTATACCGTTAAATGTAACGGCAGGATCGGCTGAGATTAAAGGCCCAGCTAAACACGCCCAACAAATAATGACAGGTATTGTTAGTAGCCCTATTACAGCGGCTACAGGTGCGGCTAAACAGTTTGCAGGTATTCCGCAGTACCTAGCCAAGCTAATTGAAGAAAAACCACAGCAAACGCTTTCAGGACTAATTACTGGTCAAAGACCAACACAACAATTAAATTCTGTTGAAAAAGGCATTGAAGCATTAAATCAGATTGAAGGCGGTGTTAAACAAGCGGCTGGCCCATATTCTTATGTTACCAATAGACCATCTAACATAGCTGGCGAAATTGCCCCTTATTTGATGGGTGGTACGGCTGGTTCTGTTATGGGTGAAACAGGTCTTGCTACTAAATTTATGGATGCCGCCAAAAACATTGGCCAGCTTCCTAGTTTTGTTAGAAACATTGCTTCTGCAAGCCCTAAAGTTACTGATATTGCCAATAAAATTGCTGGTGCTACTGCGTTGGGTGCGGTAACGGGTGCAGGTCAAGCTGAAAAAACAGGCTTAACATTACCTGAACTGACATCTGAAAAAGGTAGCAATATTCTCACTAATGCCACTATCAGCGGTGCAATACCAGCGGCAGGTGCAGTTTTAAAACCTGTTTATGAGAATGTTGTAAAACCAACTGCTAAATTTAGCGGCAATCTTTTGGCCAATTTGTTAACTTTAGAAACTGGCACGGGTGCAGAACCATTTAAAGGTGCGGCTAAAGCTGGATACGCTGGCGGTCAACAAGCAATAGAATTTGCTAGAAATTTGCGTGAACAAGTGCCAAAAACTGAAGTAATCAATATGCTTCAGGGCAACTTAAACACCATGAAAACAGCAATGCAAAACCGTTATAACAACGGTATGCAACAGCTATCTACTGACAAAACACAACTTGATTACACGCCAATTAGGGATTCAATCCGTACTGCTACTGAAGATTTTGGTTCGTACAAGGGTAAGGAAGTAAATACTTCTGTTATTGAGGCAATGAATAAAGTTCGTGCCAAAGTCAAAGATTGGCAATCTGAACCAGCTAGTACTTTTCACACGCCTGAAGGATTTGATAATCTTAAAAAATCTGTTGGTGAAGTGCTTGAAAAGCAAGAATATGGCACTCAAGAATATGCCGCAGTTAAGCGTGTTTATGACAAGATCAAAGATACGATCAAAGATCAAGCCCCTAAGTACGATGAAATAATGACTGATTATCATAAAAGCAAGGAATTGCTTGATGAGATCAAGGCTACATTCAGTACAGGTAAAAGTGCCGATACGCAGATGCGTAAACTGCAATCGCTAATGAGAAACAATGTCAATACCAACTATGGTAATCGTGAAGATTTAATGCAAACGATTATCAAAGAAGGTGGTAAAGACATCATGCCAGCTTTATCAGGTCAATCATTAAGCAGTTTTGCCCCAAGAGGCTTAATTGGTAAAGGTGCTGATGTCTATGCTTTAGCCCATATATTAGCCAGCCCAATGACTTCAATACCAATGATTGCCGCTTCAAGCCCTAGATTTATGGGTGAAGCCGCTTTTGCCGCAGGTAAGGGTGCTAAGAAAGTAACCAATATGCTAAATTCTGCACAAAACCCTGACGAAGCTAAAAATTTGGCCCGTATGCTTATATTAAATAAAGCCCAAGAAAAGGAACAACAAAAATGAGTAGAAACGGAACGGGTACATACAACCTACCTGCTGGCAACCCAGTAGTAACCAATACCACGATTAGTTCTACATGGGCTAATACCACGCTTGGTGACATTGCTACAGCCTTAACAGGTTCATTGGCTTCAGACGGTCAAACCCCTGCTACTGGTAACTTAGACATGAACAGCAACAAGATCGTTAATCTTGCGGCTGGATCAACTACTGGCGATGGCGTTAATTACACTCAATTTGTAGCCGCTTTTGTAAACCCTACCTTTACAGGTACGGAATATATGCTGATTCCAAAAGGGACAACTGGTCAAAGACCTACCGTTCCTGTTGATGGTGAAATGCGTTATAACACCACTACAGCACAGTTTGAAGGCTACCAAGGCGGTGCATGGGGTCAATTAGGCGGTGGTGCTACAGGTGGTGGCCCTGATGAAGTATTTGTAGAAAACGCTAGAATTGTGACTACAAATTACACATTAAGCACTAATAGGTCTGCTGAAAGCGTAGGCCCAATAACTATTAATAGTGGCGTTACAGTAACAATTCCTAGTGCTGAACGCTGGGTAATCTTGTAAAATAGACGAAATTAAAGGAATCTTATTATGAGTTCAGTCGTAATTTCAGGCGATACAAGCGGTGCAATAACGCTATCTGCCCCTGCCGTAGCAGGAACTAATACCATTACATTGCCTGCCGTTACTGGTACTGCCGTAGTTACTGGCACTACACCTACGCTAAATGGTATTACATTCCCAGCAACACAAGTACCTAGTGCTGATGCTAATACCCTTGACGATTATGAAGAAGGTACTTTTACCCCAACAATTATTGGAAAAACTACGGCTGGAACAGGCACTTATTCTAATCAAACTGGTTCATATATTAAAGTAGGTCAATTAGTATCAATTTTTATTCGTATAGATTGGTCTGCTCATACTGGAACTGGAAATATGGGATTTGGTAATTTGCCATTTACTACTGCTGGAACTTATGCAAATGGTGCGGCATTAAATGGTATGGCTGGCTTAACTGTACCAGCATCTTGCTATGTAGCCGCCAATGTGGATGCAAGTTCTACAACAGGTTCATTTCTTGCAATTCCAGTAGGCGGTGGTAACGATACGACTTTTGCACTTGATGTTTCAGGAATTGTTCTTTTCAGTATTACTTATCGTGCATCGGCATAAGGGCTAAAAATGTTAATAGAACGCACAGAAATAGACAAAATCGAAATTGTTGGCGATTGGAATATTCAAATTAGACAAGCTACTATTATTGAAAAAGATGGTGAACAAGTGGCTAGGTCATTTCATCGTTGGTCACTAAATCCTGATTCAGACATTAATGGTCAAGAGCAGAAAGTCCAAGACATTGCTAATGCCGCATGGACACCTGAAGTTTGCCAAGCATACGAAACATTTAAAGCCGAACAAGCGACTAGGAGCGTAGCATGAGTTCAACAATAACTGCACTAACTAGCGGTGGTGGATTGGCAATGGCTGGTGATACTAGCGGTCAATTAGAGTTAAAAACTAATAATGGCACTACTGCGGTAACTATTGATACATCACAAAAAGTTGGAATAAATACAGTTGCCCCATCAGCAATGTTAAGTGTTGGTACTTTAGGAGTATCTACTTCACCAAACATAAATTTAGGTGGTTCTACTACTTCTACGCAAACAATAGAATTTGGTAGAGGAACAACAGGTGCAAACCCCTTTGATGGTTATATTCAATATACCCAATCAAATAATGCTTTAGCGTTTGGTACAAATGGTGCTACAGAACGGATGCGTATTAACTCTAGTGGTCAATTGTTGGTTGGAACTACAGCTCCACTTTCTTCGGGATTTACAACAATTTCTTATAATGGAACAGCACAAAACGGCTTAATCATAAGCGAATCTGCTGGTACTAGCGGTACAGCATTTTTAGGCTTTAATAGTGGTGCAACAAATATCGGTAGTGTTTCCCGTGTTGGCACTACAAATGCCGTTGTTTATAGCACTACTTCTGACCAAAGATTAAAGTCAAATATTGCCGATGCAGAACCTGTTTTAGATAAATTAATGAATGTGAAAGTTCGTCAATTTGATTGGACAGAAGGCAATTTACATCAAGATGCTGGTTTTATTGCACAAGAATTAGCCCCAGTTTTATCAGGTATTGTTACTGAAGGTAAAACAGAAGAAGATGTTTGGCAACTTGATTATTCAAGATTAACCCCATACCTTGTAAAAGCACTTCAAGAACTAAACGCTAAAGTAGATGCACAAGCATTAGAAATTCAAGCACTTAAAGGAGTAGCGTAATGTCTATCATTATTGACGGAACAAATGGCATTACCTTTCCTGATGCAACTGTAAAATACGGCAACATTCCCCAAACAACTTATTACACAAGCGGTTCAGGAACTTATACAACTCCAACTGGATGCAAATATTTATATGTAGAAATGATTGGTGGCGGTGGCGGTGGTGGCGGTTCAGGGGTAAGTAGTGGTGGAACTGGCGGTACTGGTGGCAGTTCAACATTCGGTAGTTCGTTATTGACTGCCGTTGGTGGTGCTGGCGGCCCTAATGGTTCTATTGCTTATGGCGGTGCTGGTGGTACTGCTACTGTATCTAGCCCAGCAACAGGAGCAACTTTTTCTGGCGGTCTTGGCGGCCCATCAACTGATGGTTCAGGTAGTGCCGCCTATGTATCTAGTGGTTCAGGTGGTAGCGGAATATTTGGCGGTGGTGTAGGTGGCGGTGGTATTGGTGGATATACTTTATCAACAGGAGCACCCGCAAGTGGTGGTGGTGCTGGTGGTGGTTTAAAAGCCTTTATTACAAGCCCATCTTCTACTTATTCTTATGCAGTAGGTGCGGCTGGAACTGCTGGAACTGCTGGAACTAATGGTGTTGCTGGAAGTGCTGGACTTGCTGGTGCTATCTTTATTACCGCTTACTTTTAAGGTGCAAAAATGACTTTAATTAGACATTGCATTATTGATACAGACACTAACAAAGTAGTCAATATCATTGATTATGAAACTACGCAAACAGGAATTCCATTAGGATTTGAACAAGAAAACCCTAATTTAATTTGCGTTGCAAGTGAAAATGGTCAAATTGGCTCAACCTATGCAAATGGTGTAATTACTAATCCACCGCAAGCTGAAGTTACATTTCCAAATATTCCTGTAATTGGCTAATATGTCATTTGAAATTGACCCTGTTAAATACGGAGTTCTTTGGGAAAAAGTAGACCAATTAACTCAAAAAGTAGACAAGCTAGAAGAAGGCATGGAAGAACTGCTTGCTTTAGCTAATAAAGGTCGGGGTGGGTTTTGGGTTGGAATGATGGTGGTATCAGGCATCAGTTCCATCGTTGGCTTTATAGCACACTACTTCACAAGTAAATGATTCTAGAAACCATTATTGGTGCTTTAGTCCCAGTAGGAATTGACGGGATTAAAAGCCTTATTGGGATGGTCACAGGCGGTGTAAAACCTATTTCTGTAGATGAACAGATTAAGTTAGACCAAAACGAAATAAACAAGCTACAAGCCATTGCACAATTAGATAACCCCTACGGTACACCGAGCCAATGGGTAATTGATCTGAGGGCATCTAGTCGCTATTTAGGGGCATTGTTTGTCATTGGCGTAGGTATCGGTACATTGTTTTTATCGGTTACCCCCGAAATTCAAAGAATTGGCATAGAAGCCGCCAACATTGCCTTTGGTTTCTTGTTTGGTACACGCATCATGGCTAACCTAAAAAAATGATTAACAGCCGATCCCTAGATGACCTTATCCCCCCAGCTAAAGAGCGTGTAGAACGCTTTTTAAGTCTGTGCAAGAATGAGGGTATAGACCTGTTAGTGACTTCTACATACCGTGATAATGAATCCCAACAGGCTTTATACGAACAAGGTAGGACTACGGCAGGAAAGGTGGTTACCAATGCTAAAGCTGGTGATTCTTGGCATAACTGGCGTTGTGCTGTTGATGTCGTACCTATGGTCAACGGCAAGCCTAATTGGGATGGTCTACACCCTGTATGGGATCAAATCGGCAAACTAGGTGAACAAGCAGGGTTGGAATGGGCAGGTCGCTGGCGTACATTTAAAGAACTGGCTCACTTCCAGTATACGGGTGGGTTAACCCTAACAGACCTTAAAGAAGGCAAACAAATCGCTTAAAACTGATTTATAGGATTAAGCCGTTTGCGGTCATACTTGTAAGATGGGTGAGAACCGCCCATAAGCGTTGCAAACTGAAATAACTCATCCTTATCCACCCAGCCCACAATATCGCCACCAGCATCGTCTAAAACGATCAGGATGTAGAAATCACAAGGACTTTTGCGGTGGTATTCGGTAACATAGACATCACCTTGATTATTACGGGTAGATTTGACATCAATAGTCCTACCGCCAGCAGTCTTGAGATCAGCAGGGTTTTTCTTTTGATTGATGGAAAAGTCGGGCATAAGGTTTAAATACTTCGCCACCAAATACTCACCCTTAAACCCGTCTATATCCATTTCGTAAGGGTCTTGCTTGCTAACCTGACGGTCAAAATTAAACTGCATGGCATTTTTTCTACGCATAGTACCGAAATACTCGCATAGAAATAACTCATGTTTTGACAGGTCAACCCTCACCTTGTGCCTTTTTTAATATTGCTTTAGCAAACTTATGCCAATCAAAGATAGTGCAATCTTCACTAATCCAAAATTCATCAGATAAAGCAAGTTCTTGTATTTCCTCATCTGTTAGTGTCTTTGCTGGATGGGTGTAGAGTGGCATCCATGCTTGTGGGTAATATGTTGGCAATTCATCGTCAAACAATATTTTGTATTCATCATTTACATTAATCCAAGCGTATGGTTTCATATTACATACCCGTGCATTAAATAGTTAGTACCAAACACAATGACACAGATCAGAATAGCTACCAAACCGCCTAAGATAAATTCTTTCATGGCTATCTCCTATTGAAAAATACGGTAACGGGGGTTGCAGGTAACTTCTACAGGTACATCACTCATAATGCCGTTGATCTTACGCTTGGCGGTAATGACTACGGGGCGTGTACCAGCTTCTTCACACTCTGTAATGCCAAGGATGACTTGAGCACGGCTCATGTGATAAGCCTGTTTATCAGTTTCTAGGCTGACATTAGGCGGTTCAAAAGAACTACAAGCGGCTAATGCTAATGGGGTAAGTAGTAATAAGTATTTCATCTGTCGTTCCGTTCTGACCAAGCCATTTGAGCCTGTTCGTTAAATTTATCGTAATTGAGTGCGATTATCATTTCTAATACGCTAGTTTTAGTGTCGCAAGTGCAGACATCTTCTATTTCTATGCCGCCTACATGACCAACGCTGGGTTCGTCTTTGTCTACATACCCATAAATATCTAGGTAGGTATCACCGCAGTACATTGAAAATAAGTAATTATTTGACATTTGTTGCTCCTTTTTTCTATCTCACTCCCCAATGGAGTAACTCCAGTTTAGTTAAGCTATCTTAACAATGCAAGCATTATTTTATAGGGACATACCCTAATATGGTAAAAAAGCAACAGGGCAGTATTTGGCAGTTACTAACTGTTAGGTGGAAAGCCGCAAAAACCCTAACTTACTGCATCCTACTATGGCGGCTTAACGCCCTAAAGAAGTTGGGGTACTCCTTGCGTTTCCCCCGTTCCCGTGAAGGAATTAAAGATTGTTCTTG